TAATCCATTTATTACATTTAGATGGAACAAAGCATCAGGTGAAGTGTATGGTCGTGGACCAGTATTTAATGCAATGGCTGCAATTAAAACTACTAACCTAACTGTAGAATTAATATTAGAAAATGCACAGATGAATATATCTGGTATCTATCAAGTAGAAGATGACGGAGTTATTAATACAGATAATTTACAATTAGTGCCAGGCACTATTATACCAGTAGCACCAGGATCAAGAGGATTACAACCTATTAATGGAGCTGGTAGATTTGATGTAGCACAATTAGTATTAGATGATATGAGAACTAATATTCGTAAAGCTTTATACATGGACACATTGGGTGCGACAAAAGGTACACCTATGTCAGCTACAGAAGTAGCAGAGAGAATGGCAGACTTGTCAAGACAAATCGGATCATCATTTGGTAGATTACAATCAGAGTTTATTAATCCATTAATTAGAAGAGTTATTTATATATTAAAGAAACAAGGTAGAATAACTTTACCTAGTCTTGATAACAAAGAGATTAAGATTATACCTGAATCACCATTATCAAGAGCACAGAACGAACAAGATATTGCTGATGTTAATAGATTTAATTCTACTATTGGACAAACATTTGGTCCTGAAGTTTTAAATTTAATTGTTAAACAAGAAGAAGTAGCTAGATTCTTAGCAGAAAAAATGAACCTACCTGAAAAATTAATTAGAGATGCAGCTGAACAGCAACAAGTAATGCAACAGATGCAACAATTACAACAACAACAACAAGGGGGAATGAATGAGCTGGAGCAACCTACAGAATAAACCTAAAGGTGCACAACTATCTATAGATGGATTCTATAGAACTATTGAAAACGAAAGTAAATTAAATCAAGAAGTAGATAAGTTATTTAGTTCAGAACTAGGTATAAAAGTATTAGACTATTTAAAGTCTATAACAATAGATGCAGTAGCTGGTAGGGATATTAGTAACGATCAGTTAAGGCACTTAGAAGGAATGAGATATTTATATTTCATTATTAAAAAAAGGATAGAATCAAACAAGGAGGTTTAATGTCCGAAGAACAAGTACAACAAACAGAAGAAACGATTGTCGATACAACACAGGAGACACCTGATAATAACACTTCTAGTGTAGAAATACCTGAATATATTCCTACTAAGTTTTGGGATACAGATAGAAATGAAGTTAAAGTTGAAGAATTGGGTGCGTCATATAAGGCTTTGGAATCAAAGCTTGGTATGCGAACTGATGAATTGTCGAAACAAATACGAGAAGATCTGGAAGGCGAGAGAAGATCTGGCGTTCCTGAATCTTATGAAATAAAATTACCAGATGGAATACCTGAAGATATACAAATTGATGTCAATCCTGAACAACCTCTTATACAAGAGTGGCAACAAATTTGTAAAGATAATGGGTTATCACAGGACATATTCGACAAGGGAGTATCGGCTTTTGTTAATAACGAAATTAGTGGTTTACCGAATATGCAAGAAGAAATGTCAAAACTTGGTGACAATGCTAAGACGAGGGTGGAAGCCGCTGACTTATGGAGTAGAAAATATCTTACTCCTCAGTCCTATGATACTATTGCTAATCTTGCCAGTACTGCTGAAGGCGTTCAAGCTATAGAAGAACTAATGAATCTTAACAAGGCAAAGCCATTGCCTAATGCAAATACAGTAGTAGATGCAGAGTTAGATGAAGGAGATCTTAGAGCTATGATGCAAGATCCTAGATACTGGGATCAATCAAGAAGAGATCCAGCTTATGTAGCTAGAGTACAAGGTATGTTCCAAAAGAAGTATGGCTAAGTTCCCATACAAAAAGTATATATTTTATTGGGAAGATCCTGTTGGTGATAGTTCTTGGTGCTCTGCAAATGACATGGAGAACTTGAAACCAGCCTTAATTACTACAGAAGCCTACCTTTATTCAAGAAATAAAAGACATATAAAGACCTTTGCATCTTATGTTAAAGAAAATGATGGCACATATACTTATGGTGATGTCAATGTTTTTCTTGCATCTGGTCTTGTAAAGATGACAAAGATATAGTATATCTCAAAGAACAAGCCGAAGTAAACATAGCTTTGCCCTTTTGGATAACTTAGTAAAGTTTATAACGACAACTTGATTATTAACTAACAATACTCGAAAGGAAACTATTATGAGTGCGACTATAGACCAAGCCTTTATAAAGCAGTTCGAAGCAGAAGTGCATATGGCTTATCAAAGAATGGGCAGTAAGCTCAAAAACATGGTCCGCAACGTTAATGGTGTAAAAGGAAGTACTGTTCAGTTTCAAAAAGTAGCAAAAGGTTCTGCTTCAACTAAAGCAAGACACGCTGAAGTTGTCGCTATGAACATTGTGCACTCTAATGTAACTGCAACATTAAATGATTTTTATGCTGCTGACTATGTAGACAAACTAGACGAACTAAAAGTTAACATTGATGAGAGAAACGTAGTAGCTCAAAACGCTGCATACGCATTAGGTCGTAAGACTGATTCAATCATTACTGATGATTTCGACGCTAACGCTACCACACTAGCACATAACTCTGCTGGTTCTACAACTGGTATGAACTTAGACAAAGCTCAAAATGTATTTGAAATCTTTGGAAACAATGATGTTCCAGATGATGGACAAAGATATTGGGTTGTTGGTCCTAAGCAATGGTCTGACCTTTTAGATATAGATCAGTTCTCAAGAGCTGAATATATTGGTGAAGCAGATCTACCATACAAAGGTGGAATGACAGCTAAAAGATGGTTATCATTTATGTGGATGGGCTTTAGTGGATTAAGTACTGATGGTTCAAACGACAGAAAAACTATCGCTTTCCACAAATCTTCTATGGGATTAGGTGTAGGTTCAGACGTAAGAACTGAAGTAAACTATATCCCTGAAAAAGTAGCACACTTAACAACATCATATATGTCAATGGGATCAGTCCTTATTGATGGTGATGGTGTAAGAGTGCAGAAATGTAGAGAGGCTTAATCATGGCATACGCATTAGCAAACCCTGTTAAGAAAGTATCTCAAATGGGAGACAGCAATAACTTATGGTATTACACAGATGGTGATGCTACTTCAGCTATTGTTGGATCAGGTTATTTTAACCTTTCAGCAGAGAACTTTTCAAAGAATGACATGATCTTAGTATGTGCTACTAACGCTGGTACAGCAGAATCTGATTTACTTATTGTAACTTCAGCTTCAGGTGCAGCAACAGTAACAACTACTAAACTTGCATAATATATAAACATAGGGAGGGGGGTAATTCCCCCTCTTATAAAACAAAATGGCAGATACAAAAGTAGATATATGTGCGAGAGCAATCATTATGATAGGTGCACAACCTATCTCATCATTTGATGATGGATCTACAGAAGCACTTGTTGCTTCAAATATGTATGAGAATATGCTTACATCTCTACTATCTAGGCATAGATGGAGATTTGCTACAGATCAAAGACAACTAGATTTATTAAGTGATGCTCCTACTGGTAGGTACGCATATGCTTATCAATTACCAGACTTACTTGTATTAAATACAATTACTGTTTCTGATATACCTATTCAATATGCCAGGTATGGTGATAAAGTTTTTTGTGATACTTATGGATCTGAATCAACTTTAATAGCTGATTATACATTTAGACAGAATGAATCAGAGTTTCCAGCATACTTTAAACTAGCATTAGAATATCAATTAGCATCTATATTTGCTGGATCAGTAGCTAGAGATGCAGCTATGATACAACAGTTTAGTACATTAGCAGAACAACAAATAAGAATTGCTAAGAATACTGACAGTCAAGAAGAAACAAACAAAGTTCTAAACACAAAAAGATTTATTACAAATAGATATAATACAAGAGGATTCTAATGGCTAATGTCCTTAGAACTGTATACACCAACTTTTCAAGTGGTGAACTTAATCCATTATTAGTTACACGTACTGATGCTTCAGCTTATTTTAATGGAGCTAAACAATTAAAGAATTGGTATTTATTAGATGAAGGTGGTCTTATGCGTAGACCAGGCACTACTTATAAAGCTACTTTAGCTGGTGCATCAAGAATAATTCCATTTATATTTTCTAATGATGAGATGGCTGTATTTGTTTTATCTAATAATAGATTAGATATTTTTGATAGTAATGGTGCAAGTGTACAAGCAAACATAATTTCTAATTGTAATTGGATTACAGCTGAACTATTTGAATTAAATTATGCACAGTTTGGTGATACAGTATTTATAGCACATAGAGATAATCCTACTGTTAAAATAGTAAGATCAAGTGCTACTAGTTTTGCTGCAAGTATATTTACATTTGAAGAAGATGATACTGTTACAGTAAGTAGTACAAATAAAACTACACAACCTTTTTTTAAATATGCACCTTCAAGTACAACAGTTACTATGTCTGCTCATGCTACTGGTGCTGGAAGAACTTTAACAGCTAGTGCTAGTTCATTTACTAATGCTTATGTAGGACAGTATTTATTAGTTAATAACAAACAAGTTTTTGTAACTGGATATACAAGTGCTACAGTTCTTACTGTTACTGTATTAGAAGATATATTATCTAATGGACCACACGCAGATTGGGCAGAACAGTTAATATCTTCTGTTCATGGATTTCCACAAGCAGTTACATTTCATGATAATAGATTATGGTTTGCTGGTATCAGAGATAAACCAGCTGGAGTTATAGCATCACAAGTAGGTGGGTATTTTAATTTTGATCTTGGTACAGGATTAGCAGCAGAAGGTATTGATGTAACAGTTACAGGTGATAGAATTAATGAAGTGCGACATCTTGTCAGTTCAAGAAACTTGCAATTATTTACTGATGGTG